TTACTAACTGTTATTTGTTTCTTTGCATATGTTTTGATTACTGCAAGTGCAGCACCGCCACCAGCTAACGCAGCTAACTGAAGTACTTCAGCATCTACACCAACTAGAGGAGCGACTGTTAACGCACCAATGAACGCTTCAACGAAGGTCCAGCTAGTTCTCTCTATCATATCTTTAAGTTGTTCACTCATTTTATAACTCCATGCTTCGTTCCAAGGAGTCCACGCTACGTCTTTTTTAAACGTCCCATCAGAATTTCTTTTTCTCTTAAATCTTTCAAGCATATTATGCCTGTGGTTTCTTGTTGTATAGTATATCATCAAAAGTTTGCTTCGGCAACATACTCAACATTGACAATGCAGGGTTTAATTTAGTAGCAGTTTTAGCAATTTTACCTGCACCGTATGCAAGACCTACTGCTTTTCTAGCTTTTGCTGCTAATGACGCATCAGCTTTTAACTTAGCATCAGTTGCTCTAATACCTACACCTTTGTTAGTAGATTTACCTGAACCTACACCAGATGTAGGACGTGCAAACCTTCTACCTAGTTGTTCTTCGTAAAGAGTTTTACCTGTTAAACCAGGACCTTGTACTTTTTCAAATACGTTAGGAGTTTTAGTACCTTGACCAGCTACACTATCTTTTGTAACATTATAATCTCCTGTTTTATATTTTTCACTTCTTGTATCTTCTACATTTATATCGACACGAGTTTCACCAGGTCCTCTATTAACATCACCTTTAGGTGTTTCAATAATGTTTGAACCTTTTGTTACTTTAGATTGTAATTCTTTATCTATTTTAGAAATAAAGTTTTGACGAAATTCTGCTGCATTACCAGCTTTAGCAAGCTTTTGCATTTCTGGTGACATTAACTTTTTAGCAGTACTAAATTTACCACCTTCAGTTCTTGGTGCATTAGTTAAACGAGAATCAGATAATAATTTTTTATCTTGTCTATCTAACCAACCTATACCAAAATCTTTTGAACCAGCAATTCTATCAGGAGAACTACCTATCTGACCTTTATATTCTGCATACTTTACTTCTTCACCTGTAGGTCCAGATTGTACCATACTGTTATCTCTAGGCTTTGCGTCTAAAGATGTGTAACTTACTTTTTTAAGTTTGCCATCTTCAGGGTCTTTAATAACACGTTCCTGATTAATAACTTCGTCTGCTTGTTTACCAATAGCTTCTGCTTCTTCTCTCATTAATCCAGCTACAAGGTCTGCAGTAGATTTGTTTGCTCTATCTGTTATGTATTGCATATTAGAAGAAGTTCCATATATTTTTTTACCAGATTTATTTTCAACAAAACTTGCTTCGTCTAGTTGTGTCATGCTTGGAGTTAAATCATTTGGTATATTATTTAATGTTCTTTCAGCTTTTTCTACATTTAAAGTATTACCAAATTTTCCTGGTCCTTCTAAATAATTATTTACTTTAGTAGTTTGTGTTACAGGTCCTTTTGTTACTCTATCTTTGTCATATAATTCAATTTTATCATCTATAAAAAAAGAATTATTTTTATCAGTTAATCCTGAAATACCTTTAGCTTCTGGATTTTTAACTTTAGAAACATCTTCAGTAGCTAATGGAAGGTCTTCTGCTACAACGCCAGCAGTCTTTAATCTTGTTTCTATATCTACTACATCATCAGATTTACCCATTACTTGTTTAAACTTTTTTAACTCTTCTTCTCTTGTAAAAATTTCACCTTCTAAATAAGCTTTTGATGCAGAATACGTAGGATTTAATTTAGCTAATGGTACACCACCAGTACCAGCTTTAGAAGGTCCTTGTAACATAGATTTACCATACATTTGTTTAGCTTTTTTCTTTGCTCTACTAGCAGAATAAGTACTTGGACTTACTTCACCATAACTAGCTAATTGTTTTTTTAATACATCTAGTTCTTGTTCCATAGCAAATGTAGATTTTATTTGTGTTGATTCACTGCGAACTCTACCTGAACCTTCTGTTATTTTTGGTGCATTAAATCTTTTAATTACATCTAATGCTTGTGATTTACTTATGTTTATTCCTTTAGATTCAAAAAGATATTTTTTAACTACGTCTGGATTATTAGAATTTATTACATTTTCTATTTCAGTTGGAACAGCATCACGTAATGGCTTGGAAGCTATAGCTTCTTCTATAGCAACTTGGTCATTAGCAGCTTGAAATGCATTTAATTCAGGTGTATCGCTACCTGTTTCTCCGTAATCAAATTTTATTTCTGATTCATTTTCTACAATATCAGGTAATCCGTCTTCATCACTGTATAGTTTGTTGTTTACTTTATTAATAGCCATATTAATCTATCTTTCTGCCGTCTAGTTTAGCAGACATTACTTGAATTTCTCCACTTATCTCTTGTAATTTGTCCATAACTGTACTTGTAAGAATAACATTATCACTAGACTTATTAGATATTTCTTTTACATCTCCATCAAAATCTATATATTCTACTTCTACATCAAGTTCTGCCTCTATTGCAGCTGCTACACGAGAATAAACAAACTTATATGCGTCAACACTATTGCCTACAAACCCATCTTTAGCTATACGATTGTTAGTTTGTGTATTACCTAATATCAAACATCCAGCTGTATGCTCGTCTGTGTTACCTGTATGCCATAATATATACTCAAATCCTGGTACATCTTGCACATGTATCATACCTTTATGAAAAGTATTACCGTATTTATTAAGATATCTATTATGAAATCCACCTTCTTCACGAAGCTTTAGTTTGTATATACCAGCAGGAATACGTGTTTCACCCCAGACTTTAACATCTCTTTGTTCATCTTCTAATGTGTATGCTAGAAATGTACGTTTGTTTTGATTAACTTCAAATAACAATCCTGATGTAGCGTCTTTACCACTACTAATTCTTAATACTTCATACTTCATTATTCATTGGCTCCCACACAGCACACCAACCATACGGTGCTACTTCTTTGTAAAATTTAATACAATAATTATTAGAGTAATGCATACAATTATCGCAGTACTCTCCAGGTTTAGGACTATTGACAACATATGCTCCAGGTAATGCCATTACTTTTTCTTCTTTTTAACAATACGTTTGATTTTTCCATTTTTAGTTCTAGCAAAAATATGTGTTTTAGTTTCTCTGATAAAGGTACCACTATAAGTTTTACCTCCCCACTGCCAACTTACTCTTTTAGCCATATTACCACTTAGCCTTATCTGCCCAATAAGCTGCAGACATCTTGCCTTTTTTAATATTTTTAGCATGACGTGCTTTAAATGATTTTTTTCTAGCTTTATCTTTAGCTGACTTAGGATTTTTACCTGCACCAGATACACCTTGTTGACCAAATCTAATTAGTTTAAGTGTATGTCCTTCTTGTGCTAATACTACATGTGATTTAGTAGCGTGTTTAGGTGTACGTTTAGGTTGATTAACACCTTTTAATCCATGTTTTTTTAATAAATTTGCTTTTCTTGCGTTATGTGCCATGTTACTTTCTCCATCCTAAAGTTATTAACCATATTACTAATGTAATTATAGTAGCAAGACCTGTTACTTGTTGTGCTGAACCTGTCAATGTAAGAGTAGCAATAACTAAACCAACAAGAGTCCAACTAAGGTTAAGTGTTTCCTTAATTGCATCTATTATCCAGTTACCTAGTTTTTTAAACATTGCCTCTCCTATATACGAAAGCAGCCATAGTAGCTATTCTAGTCAAGATTACTGGAACTACAACTTCTTGAGCTTTTTCCTTCTGGTCATTAGTCATGTCATTACCTATTTCACTAAAGTTTATTTCTTGTATGTCAATGTCTATGAACGTTTGTATTGGGTTCTCTATAAAGGTTTCAAACTGTACTTCTGTTACAACATCAGCTAATGTATAGTTCTCAACGTCTGCATTTGCTACAGCACGTTCAACATATTCCTCTACAGCTTCAGCTATAACCTCATCATCTTTAACAGATTCAGCAATAATAGCTACATCTTCTGTTTCTATTTGTAATACTTCAGCGACAACTTCTACCTGTTCTTCAGTAAGCTCTGCAACATCTGCAATAGCTTCCTCAACAACCTCCTGTATGACATCCTGTGTTTCCTCTGTGACTGAAGATAAATTCTGTACACCTATATCATTAACTTCTTCTAGTATTTCAACAACTTCTTCTACAGTAACTTCTTCAATGACAATATCTTCTATAATTTCTACAACTTCAGCTACCTCAACAGCAACTTCTTCCTCTGTAAGAACTACTTCTTCTCTCTCTGGCTCAATCTCCACAAGAGGTAATGTTGTGTCGGTAGTATCTTCTTCCACAATCTCAGGTATGTCTTCTTTAATAGGTTCATCTTCTATAACTTCATCGAGTATTGGTATTTCCACCACATCTTCGGTAACAATGTCTTCCAAATCAAATTCAATAACTTCAAACTCAATAAGTAATTCTTCAAACTCCAGTATTTCTTCTTCAAATATAATAACTTCTTCTTCAAAAATCTCCTCTTCGAGTATGTCGAGTACCACAGTATCATCTTCAAGAATGATGAGTTCCATTTCTTTTTCAAGCTCAAGTAACTCTTCTTCAGTAAGTTCAATATATTCTTCATCAATAATCTCATCTTCATATTCTATAATTTCTTCGATAATATCACAATCACCACGTTCCAAAGCAGTGTCAGTAATAAAACACCCATAAAGCTCTTCATTTTTAGCACGCTCCTGGTCACGTTCTATAGTACCATCGTTTTGTTCTTTCTCAGTATAGGTAACTTCTACATCACCTACAACAATAACAACATTTGTAAGCTCTTCGCGTATAGCACGCTCCTCATCAGTCTCGTTGTATCCTGTTTCAGCCATATTAGATTCAACCTCTATAGCTTCTTGTATTTCCATAACAATAATCTGTTCTAAAATTTGAGCTTCTTCTTCCTCACGAATACCTTTTTCCTCATCTGTTTCAGAAATACCATACGCAGTAAAGTTAGCATTACGTTGCATTGTTAATGGGTCAAGTGTTGTAGTAGTAGTATCTATATATTTAATTTCTATGTCATCTACTAATGACCAATCGTTAATTGTTATAACAAACTTATCTATAAATAAATTAGCTTGGTCATAGATGTTATACACAATATCTTCAAACATTGTATTGTCATTGCTGTATGTCTGTGCATCTATATCGTTTGTTTGTGTAGTGTCATCACTATGTGTGTACTCAACTGTACCTGCATTGTTGACTGCACCAATAGTAAACCCTACTTCGTATATGTCGTGTTCCTCTGGTAATGTAAAAGTATAATCATTAGTAGCACCACTATGTTTTTGATATTCAAGTTCTATGTGATTGTTAGTCATACCATACAAACCACTCCAAGTACTATCTATCTTTACTAAGTTATTGTTTTGTTCTTCAGGTACAACTATATCTGTTGTTTGGTCGT